TTGTAATAGCCGAATCCAAGCTTCTGCTTGGGGATCAGGCCATAAGGGGTGCTATTTGAAGACATTTCCTTCTCCTAATTGTCAACGCGGCACCCCTTAGCACTAAGAGTTGCCGCTTCCAAACGATACTTTCGTTGATCGCTCTGGTCTCAGCAAAGGCATCCGTGGGTCGTTTTCCCGCAAATAACTATTGTCAACTGATTCCATCTGACGATCGTTCATTTCTTGAAGATACTCTTTACGAGCCTCAACATTTTCTTTGCTGTTCTTGCAAAGTAGCAAACCACCAACCTCAACATTGCCTTCAAAACGACTGTCGATATCCGACATTACTCGCAGTTCAGGGTGGTCCTCAGCTTTCACTGGTTCCCATCCTTCACGGAATTTGGAAGACACGTTGGTGTTATCTGCTTGTCCCAGCATAGATGTCCGGATCCAACGGTACGAATACCCATCTTCTCCGACTGGGGTTGGAATGCGTGATGCTGGTTGCCATAACTTCTTGCGCTCTGTTTTTTCACGGGTCGAGGAATCCCTTGGTGTACGACTGCTCATATCACATATCCTTCAAAAGTTGCGAAGCGTATTGCTCGTTGGTTATGCCAAGTCGTTTAGCTAGGCGCACTTGGGTTTGTGTCAACTTCACCTGTCTAGGGGATCTAGTTGCACGGCTTGCTGGCGCGACCACATTGGCTGGTTGCCTCTGTGTGTCGGGAAAGTTTTCTGGGAATCGATTACGGATCCCCTCATCAATTCTGCTGTAGTATTCGTCGCTTGTCGGGTCAACTGCGTTAGGCCCTGTTGTGAGCTTCTTGTGTAACGCAAAAGCAACCGCTGTCATTTCTTCATCTTGTTGGAACCAAGGATTACGTTCCGCCCATGCCTTTGCTTTGTCATCTGGCTCCAGATATCGGGGCCGTGAATACTGCTCAGGTAATTGTTCGGGCTTGAACTCCCGTGGCTTAAATGATTCTACGCGAACCCTTTCAGCTTCAAGGCGATTGAGTTCACGCTGTGCTTTAAGAATCTGGTCAGTGTCACCCGACTCATAAGCATTGCGATATGCAAGTTCAGCCTGAGACATCTGAGCCTCAATGCGATTCTTTGCTTCGCCAACCAGTACATTCTCGCCCTTTGCGAGTGTCTCTTCCACTTGCTGGCGTCTTTCAAACTCAGATTTGAATCGGCCCAGTAGTTCTTCCCTTTCACGTTGAGCCTCCTCTCTACGTCTACGTTCTTCGTGGTATCGATGTGTTAGCGATTTGATTCGCTTTTGAATACCGTCAGAGTAGTTCTGGAGTTCGTCATCGGGAACTTCGACTGGCTTTTCTAACTCTTCATCTGAGAGTCGCGGTCTGCCACGGTCTTCTTCAGGCGTGTCATCTTCAACCTCAATCTCAAAGCCGGAATCTAGTTCTTCCTGCTCTACTTCTTGGTTTTCGAATTCTTCGTTCATGCGCGTTCAATGCCTCTTGGATCTTCGACAATTGCTTCGACCGTGTCATCGTTAATGAGACGGAACTCTTGTCCCTTCACCTTGAATCGGGTGCCGGAATAAGAACGGAAAATCACCCAGTCACCAGATTTGCAATATGGACCGGATGGAAATTTGTCTGGATCACAGTAAGCATCCTCGCCCATTTCAATGACGTAGCCGAAGATAGATGCTGTTGATTCTTTGGCGCGAAGCTCGTTCGCGATGATGATGCCACCCTCGGTGGTTTCTTCTATTTCTGGACAAGCAACAAGGACTTTGTATCCTCGTGGTACTGGGAGGACCTCTTCAAGGTCTTCTGTCATTTCGAATGGTTTTACTTGCATTCTGTTTTCCTGCTTACGATTGTGGCTCGCAGTGCCATCTGCGCCGATGAGGCGTACTTTTCAGCACTTACAGTATAGCACCACTTGACAAGGCTATTCTTGGCTATTTCTTGACTCAAGCTCAATGATGTCTACTTCGATGACACCGAGTGCTTTGATCATCCCGCACACGTACTTGTAATCTTCCATGCTTGTGCACCCGTTGTTAGCAAGGTGGTCAGCAAGGTCGTTCATTTTTTCTCTGATCTTGTTACGGAGATATTCCATTTCGGTCATTGCGTTGCTCCAAATTATGCAATTGCAGAAATTTAATTCTCACTGAATTGCTTTGCAATATCAACGCCTAACTTCACTCCTTCGAGTTGATCGGCTCTCGATGCCTTATCCTGCTCTGTTGCAATCTTGACACCAAGACGCGCTCCCTCAATCTTTTCTTGGGATGCAATGCGACCCTCTTCAACCTGACGAGTGCGCTCTTTCGATTCGGCATCAACCTGTAGCTTGGCAAGATCAAGGTTCTTCTTGTGCTCAAACTCAGCCTCTTTCAGGGCCAGCTCGCGCTTTTGAATCTGCGTCAATGGATCAGCCTCTTGCTTCCTCGCTTCTTCTTGAGCCGCTTCAGCTTGGTCTGCTCTTAATAACTTACCAGCGGCTTTCGCGATGACCGGTGACAGATTGCGCTCAATATCTTCTGGAAGTGATTCGTCACGAGGCAGTGGCACACCTAACTGCTTCTCAATCTCTTTGCGATACTGGAATGCAACGTGCTCTGTGACGTGTGCAACCATGGCCGCTTGGATCTGTGCCGCAAACGGTGACTGTCCAACAATCTGGCGAAGCTTCGGATCTTCAAGGGCCGCCATGTGTACCGCGATGTGTGCTTCATGGTCTTGGTAGTCAAAAGCTTTGACCGCCTCTTGATTCATCATGGCCATGTTCTCAGACACAGGGTCCCGATTCGGGACCTCCTCTGGCAACTTGACAATCTCGTCCGCATCCTTGATATCCAAGACCTCAAGCATCTGACGGTGCAGTTTCGCCATGTCGTAGAACTGTGGTGCCTGCTGAGCAAGTTGTAAGGCCGCTTGATACTGGACCACTCGTTGGGACATTGTTGCGGCATTTGGATCGGAAACGGGAATAACATCCACTCGTCCATCAAAATCATTAATGCGTGAATACTCACCCTCCAGCACATAATCGTATTGATCGGGCATGTAATCATGAATGACCTTCGCAATGAGTCGGAGCTCTCTGCGTAAGCTGGAGTGCAAGCGAGCCTGCACGGCAGACATCACCTTCATGCTCCGCTCTAGCAAGGCAAGTGTTGTGCCCACTGGAGCGTTGGCTGACATTTCACCGATGTTGATATCTGCAACCGAACCGATTCGTCGGCCTTCTTCGACAATGTTTCCAAGCAACTGATACAGAACGCTGGACGGTTCTTTGTATGGCAACGGATAGATATTATCTCGGATTGCTCCACCGGGGACATCAACGTCTCGGAACTCACCGGGTGATAATGGTGAATCGTCACCCTTGATTCGGAGTCCTCTGGTTTTTAATCCCGCAGGCAGGTTAGCCAATGTTCCAGCATCAACAAGCTGTCTCAGGATGGATGTAGCTGATTTGGCTAGGCCGCCAATAAGATGGATAAGCCCAAAGCCATAGAAGCCCAGTCCGGGCAGGTATTTGTAATGAACAAAGTGATCTCTCTTACGCTTCTTTCGATCGTCTTCATACCAGTTTCTCCTGATCGATAAGATCGTTCTGGATGTTTTATCGACTGTAATAACGTGCGGTCTTGCGATTCCATCTGGATCATTGAATGGCTCAGGCAAATCGATGTCTACGTGAAACTCAAGCAAGGTCCGGCGGTCATCATCCTCCATCGAGTAATCAGACTCGCCCTCTAGATCGTCGTATTTTTCTTGGATGTCAGAAAACTCTGGCTCTGGCGGGGGTAATTCCACATCTCTATAGAACCCGTTGACCTGAAGCTTGAGCACTTCATTCTCAGTCTTCTTCATCACATGCGTGTATCTTTCGCATGTTGACAGGTCACTGGCACCATAGCTCACAACAAACTGCTCGGCAGGAACAAAGACTGCCGCAGGCCGCTCAAGCATTGGGTCGTAATACACTTTACGGAATGCCGAACCAGCCAGTGGGAGTTGGAACAAAAGCTGTTCTGTTTCCTCGCGGTACTCCGTCATGTTTTCCGTGAGCTGGTAATTCATTTCGTTTTCAATACGCTCAGCTTGCTTACCAACTTCGCTGGTATCTGTGCCGACAACCTGAGTACGAACAGGACCTGATGCTGGGAATATCTCCATGATCGCCTGAGCTTGGAACCGAACAATGGCTTCTGTCAGAACTGGGTGAAATACACCGCAAGCCCCGGGCCATGGCTGGTCACGCTCTTCAATCTTCATGCCAAGCAGGTCTAAACCCTTGACATAGGCTTGAGCCCATTCCTTTCTGGAGTCTCTGTCACCCATGAACTGGTCGATGAGTTCGTCACCAAGAACGTCAAGCTCTTGTTCGTCCATGAAGTCTGCGAGGTTTGATTCGTGGTCTGGACCGAGGATGTCTTCCTGCATCTCTGGATCAAGGATAATTGACATTGATCCATCATCCTCTTCGATCGTGACTGCATCGGGGTTAATGATCTCAATCGAGACTTCTGACTCTTGCTCTTCCTCTGGCGCCTCTACCTCAATAGCTTTAGCGATATCCATCGGATCCATTTGCTTTTCAATTGCCATCAGTAATACTCAACCCGTCTCTTGTATGTTGGTTCATCGTCCCAGTCATCCATCGTGCTTCGAATCCATCCACCTTGTCTGAATCTTAACAACGCTTGAGACACTGAGTCCACGTAATCGTCATGTTCTCCGGCAGGAAAGGCCGCGCATTCTTCTATCACTTCGTCAGCCCATCGGGTTGGCGGCGCCCAGACTACTCCGGATGCAAATAAATCTGTCACTGCGTTGACTCGGGCAATTTTGTCCTGCCCTCTGGATGGAGTGAACTCCGTAACCGGTATACCCATGGATCGCAACTCAAAGATCAAAGGGGCACCGGACGCTTTCTTCTCCACGACCAGTTGATCTGGCTCCCATTGCCAGTAATGATCATAGGCAACGCGCTTGAGTTCAGGAAATTCGTATTTATCCTTGAACCCATCCAATAATATCAGATTCGGGACTTCCTTACCTGAATCATCTGGGTGAAAGAACACGCCCCAAGTGGTACAGGCAGAGTAATCCGACCGTTGTGTTTTCAAGAATGCGGTATCCCAGCTCTGGATTACTGCTTCGCACGGCGGCGGGGCGTCTCGCTCCCATTCGCGCCACCATTCGCGTTTGATGAGTGCCCCTTCTTCGCTTGTTGGGTCTTGTTGATACTGTGCTTGCCACTTTGAGACAGGCAATTCAGCTTTGAGCGCCTCAAGTTGTGGCAATGGCCAGAACTCAGGCCACAATGGTTCACCAGATGGCATGATTGCGGGGAACTCAATGACCTCCCACTCGTCTGCACCCTCTCTTTGGGTGGCAGACTTGATGATTTGCCCAGTCAAGTCCCGTACAGACCAGCGTGTCATCACCAAAATGATCGATCCACCGGGCTGGAGACGCTGTCTCGGTCCAGATGTGTACCATTCGTAGACCTTGTCATAGACTTCTGGGTTATATGCGCCGATCGCGGCCTCTTGTTCCGAGTGCGGATCGTCAATAATCAGGATATCGGCACCTTTACCAGTCACCGCACCGCCTACACCGATCGCGAAGTAGTCACCCCCACTGGATGTGGCCCATCGGCCCGCCGCTTTTGAGTCAGCGGACAGTGACATCTTGGGAAAGACCTTTTTGTAGTCTTCGTTTTCTGACAGGTTACGAACTTTACGACCGAAATTCACCGCAAGTTCTGCGGTGTGTGCGGTCTGAATAATCTTTTTTTCTGGGTACTGGCCGAGATACCATGCCGGAAACAGGTAAGACGCGAACTCCGACTTGGTGTGACGGGGTGGCATGTTGACAATCAGTCGTTTGAGCTCACCTCTGGCCACTCGCTCAAATGCATCGGCCATAATCTTGTGGTGCCTGCCAGCAATGAATGCAGGCCAGACATGTTTAACAAATTCTAAAAAATCGACACGAGACTTCTCTTGTGTACGCACAATCGACAATTGATTTGCCAAGTCCAGAAGCTCTCTCTGCTCATCTGGCGGGAGCTGGCTGATCTTTGGGATCAGCGCAGAAATGTCTCCAAGGTCTTCGATATTTGTGACGCTCACAAATTAAATCACTCGGTGGAGTTTTCCATGATGTGTTTTTTCGCGAGCTCAAAGGAATACACAATGTCTGCCGCATCCCCAGTTGATGAGCACACTGTGAAGTCGTTGTCACCAGTCCTGCCGATCATGATCAGTGTCTGCCAGTGAAATGCTTCCATCGCGTTCTTGGCCATGTCTTGTGGATCAAGGTTGACGAAGGTGATGTCACCCGGGAAGTTTACGATGTTGTCGTCACTCATGAAATAGCCTCGTCTGTATGCCCAAACATCTGCTCAACGATTTCGTCCACGGTATCGTACAGTGTTTCACGTACTTCTTCTTGCCCGGGCTCTTGCTCTGGGTCGATCTCGTTTTCGATTGCCATCAACTCAAGGCCGTACACGCATTTGATCAGGCCACTCACTGCGTCGATCACCGCATCGTTCGGCGGGTTCTGTGAGTTGATCTCGTAATTGTAATGGGATTTGCCGTTCGAAAAATGGACATGCAGGTACATGATTGCTCCTTAAGAGAAAATTAGGGGCCCCGAAGG